GGTCGGCCGCCGCCAGCCTTTGCGCCTGGTGGGCGCTGGGCTTCGTCATGCGCGCCTTCGAGCAGAACCGTTTTGCGCGCGTGTTCCGCAAACAGGATCAGGAGAATGCCGATGGACGCTGAGGCACTGGCGCGGCTGTGCGAACGCAAACGCCTCGATCTGGCCGTGGAGGCGGTGGAGTCGGACGGAACTTTTTCGGGCTATGCCAGCCTGTTCGGCAAGGTCGATCTCGGCAAGGACGTGGTCGAGAGCGGCGCCTTTGCCAGGTCGCTGAAGGCGCGTGGCGCGGCCGGCATCCGCATGCTGTTCCAGCACGACCCCAACGAGCCGATCGGCGCCTGGACGGAAATCCGCGAGGACGCGCGCGGCCTTTTCGTGCGGGGACGGCTGGCCAAGGATGTCGGCAGGGCGCGAGACGTGCTGAACCTGATGCGCGGCGGCGCGCTCGATGGACTCTCCATCGGCTTCCACGCGGTGCGCACCAGGCGCGACGCGGCGAGCGGCGTGCGCCGCATCCTGGAGGCCGATCTGTGGGAAATCTCCATCGTTACCTTTCCGATGCTGCCCGAGGCGCGCGTCGAGACGGTGAAGGGGCGGCGGCTGCCGACCACACGCGAATTCGAAAGCTGGCTCACGCGGGACGCTGGGCTGACGCGAAGCGAGGCCCGCAGGGTCATCTCCAAGGGCTTTGCAAGTCTCGTGGGCGGGCGGGACGCCGCGACGGGACCGGAAGCGGCGCTGCTGGAAACGATCCGGCAGGCCACACGCATGATCAACGAAACAAGGAAGTCCCTTACATGATTGAAGCCAATATCGAGGGCCTCGAAACCAAGTCGGCCTCGCAGTTCGACCTTTCCGATGCGTTCGGCGAGTTCATGACCACCTTCGAGGCGTTCAAGGACAGCAATGACGAGCGGCTGGCGGAGCTGGAAAAGCGCAGCGCAGACGTTCTCGTCACCGAGAAGGTGGACCGCATCTCGCGCGCGCTCGACGAGCAGAAGCGCGCGCTCGACAATCTCGCGCTGAAGACGGCGCGGCCGGCTCTCGGCCGGGGCGGCGGGCATGTCATGCGCACCGAGCACAAGGCCGCCTTCGAGGCCTATATGCGCAGCGGCGACGATCGCCACCTGCGCTCGCTCGACGCCAAGGCCATGTCCTACGGTTCCGGTCAGGACGGCGGCTATCTGGTGCCGGACGAAACCGAGACCGAGATCGGCAAGCGGCTGGCCGCATTGTCGCCGATCCGCTCCATCGCCTCGGTGCGGCAGGTGTCCGGCGCGGTGCTGAAAAAGCCTTTCTCGATCCATGGCCCGGCGGTCGGTTGGGTGGGCGAGACCGCGGCACGTCCTGAGACGGCGGCCTCCACGCTTGCCGAACTGCAATTCCCGACCATGGAGCTCTATGCCATGCCGGCGGCGACGGCCTCGCTGCTGGAAGATAGTGTCGTCGACCTCGACCAGTGGATCTCCAGCGAGGTGGAAGCGGCCTTTGCCGAGCAGGAGGGCGCGGCCTTTGTTTCCGGCGACGGCACCAACAAGCCCAAGGGCTTCCTGAGCTATCCCAAGGTTGCTGAGGCAAACTGGGCCTGGGGCAAGATCGGCGTCACGCTGACCGGCAAGGCCGGTGGGTTGCCCGACAATGACCCGTCCGATGTGCTGATCGATACGGTCTATTCCCTCAAAGCGGGCTATCGCCAGAACGCGAACTGGGTGATGAACCGCAAAACCCAGGCCACGCTGCGCAAGCTCAAGGACGCCGATGGCAACTATCTGTGGCAGCCGCCTGCGGCACCCGGCCAGCGCGCCATGCTGATGGGCTTCCCGCTGGTCGAGGCCGAGGACATGCCGGACGTAGCCTCGGACACGACGCCGATCGCTTTCGGCGATTTCGGGCGCGGCTATCTCGTGGTCGACCGCACCGGCGTGCGCGTGCTGCGCGACCCGTACAGCGCCAAGCCTTACGTGCTGTTCTACACCACCAAGCGCGTGGGCGGCGGCGTGCAGGACTTTGATGCCATCAAGCTGCTGAAGTTCGCTGCCGCCTGACGGCACGTCGTTTCGGCTGGTGTGACGCGCGCTCACCCCTTGCGCCGTCACGCTGCCGATGGCGGCTCCGGCCCGTCCTCCTCCGGGGCCGCCACTTTTTTCTCCCATCATAGAAGGTAGTCGCATGACGCTTCTGCGAACGGTCGACCCTGCCGTCGAGCCGGTAAGCCTGAACGAGATAAAGCGCCATCTGCGCATCGCGCATGACAGCGAGGATGATTTTCTTAGCGGCCTCATCCGGGCCGCGCGCGAGGATGTCGAACGCACGACCGGCGTGGCCATGATCAACCAGAGCTGGCGCCTGGCCTTCGACCGCTGGCCGGACAACAGCTGTGTGCCGCTCATGCGTTACCCGGTGCGCGCGGTGCTGTCGGTTACGATGTTCGGCGACAGGGGCGAAGCCTCCGTGCTCGGCCCGGCCGATTATCAGCTCGATACGCTGTCGCGGCCGGCGCGCCTGTATCTCGAAAGGCGGCCCGGCCCGCTGCGGGCGATGAACGGCATCGAGATCGATTTTAGCGCAGGTTTCGGCGAGGCGGGAACGGACGTGCCGGACCTCTTGAAGCGCGCGGTCACGCTTCTGGTCGCCCACTGGCACGAGTTCCGCGCCGCCTACGGTACGGCCGACCAGCCGGTTTCCTATCCGGCCGGTTACGACCGCCTGATTGCCGGCTATCGCGACAGGAGGCTATGATGACGGAATTCATCGATCCGGGAAGGCTGCGCAGCGAGTTGTCGCTGCAGCAAGGCAGCATCCAGCTCGACGATCTAGGCGGCCAGGTGGAAAGCTGGGCTGAGATTGCGACCGTCTTTGCGATGGTCGAGCCGATCTCGGCGCGCAGCCTCTCCGGCGCCGACCAGACGCAGCAGGCGGTTTCGCACCGCATCACCATGCGCTGGCGCCCGGACGTCGCCATCGGAATGCGCCTTGCGGGGCAGGGGCGGGTTTTCGGCATCCTCACCGTCCACGACCCGGACGAGACCGGGCGCTATCTGGTCTGCCGCACACTGGAGGACAAGCCATGAAGATGTCGGTCAGGATGACGCTCGACGGCCTGATACGTGCCCTGCGCTGGCGGGCGCACGATCTGGCGGAGCAGGTCGAACAAGACTACCGTGCCGGCATGCCGGGAGCAGGCGAAAACCGCCGGATTGCCGGCGACCAGACGCGTGGGAAGAGGGAAGGCAATGACCGCAGCGGCCGCTGACCTGCAGAAGGCGATCTTTTCGACGCTGGAGGCCGACGCCACGCTCGCCGGGCTGCTTGGCGGGCCGAAGATCTATGACCGCGCGCCGCCGAACCAGCCGTTTCCCTATCTCACTTTCGGCCGCACCAGCATCTACGACTGGAGCACCGGAACCGAGAGCGGCAGCGAGCATCTGTTCACCCTGCATATCTGGTCGAAGGCGAAGGGCAAGAAGGAAACGCTGGAGATCATGGAAGCCGCCAGGACGCGCCTCGACGGCCCGTTGGCGCTCGACAATCATCATCTGGTGAACATGCGGTTGGAATTTGCCGAAACCAGATATGACGAGGACCTTTCGGTCCACCACGGCCTGCTTCGCTACCGCGCGGTGATCGAAGACCTGGCCTGAGCTTCCGGCGTCCACACGCCGCTCCTTCGTCCACATCACTACAATTCGGGAGACCTGACATGGTCGCACAGAAGGGCAAGGACCTTCTGCTCAAGCTCGATTCCACGGGCTCGGGCGGTTTCATCACGGTTGCGGGGCTGCGCTCCAAGCGCATTGCCTTCAACAGCCAGACGGTGGATGTGACGGACGCCGATTCCGTCGGCCGCTGGCGCGAATTGCTGGCGGGCAGCGGTGTGCAGCGCGCTTCGATCAGCGGCTCTGGCATCTTCAAGGACCAGCAGTCGGACGCAGAGATACGCGCCCGTTTCTTTGCCGGCGAGATTTCGAAGTGGCAGCTTTCCGTGCCGGATTTCGGCGTGATCGAAGGCGCCTTCCAGATCACGTCGCTTGAATATACCGGCACCCATGACGGCGAGGTGACCTTCGAGATGGCGCTCGAATCCGCCGGCCCGGTCAGCTTCACGGTGATGCCATGACGGCAAACCGGCGGCGCGGCGAGGTTGCCGCGGAACTCGACGGCAAGAGCTATCGGCTTTGCCTGACGCTAGGGGCGCTCGCGGAACTTGAGGCAACCTATGCGGCAGACGACCTTGGCGCGCTGGTCGAACGCTTTTCGCGCGGGCGGCTTTCGGCGCTCGACATGATCCGCATCGTGGGAGCGGGCTTGCGCGGCGGCGGCCACGAGATTGCCGATCACGAGGTGGGCAAGCTTCAAGCTGCAGGCGGCGTTGCCGGCTTCGCCGCGATTGTAGCCGAACTCCTGTCCGCGACATTCGGCGCGGCAGGCAGCACGGCAAACCCTTGAATGCCGGAGCAGGCACGGCGCGCGAATTCCCCTGGGACCATGTCATGGCCATGGGGTTCGGCCTGCTGCGGCTTTCGCCCGACACCTTCTGGGCCATGACGCCGCGCGAATTCGAGCGCGCCATGAGCATCTACATGCCTGGCGCCGGTGAAGCGCCGCAGCGCGCGGACCTTGCAGCGCTGATGCGCGCTTTCCCCGACACACTGCACAGGGAGGAGAACGAATGGTTGAAGACGTGACGGTCTCGATCAATGCCGACACCGCGCCCCTTCAGGCCGCGCTTGAAAATCTCGAAAAGCTGTCCGACCGTTTTGGTACGCAACTGACGGGTGCGCTGAAGGGCGCGGCGATCAGCGGCCGTGAGCTTGACGACGTGCTGCGCAGGATCGGGCTCAATCTCGCCGGCATGGCGCTGGATCAGGGGCTGAAACCCTTGCAATCCCTGGCCGGATCGCTGTTTTCCGGCCTCCTCGGCGGCTTGTCGGGCATATTGCCGTTCGCGAACGGCGGCGTGCCGGGGCATGTCGTGCCCTTCGCGAGCGGCGGCGTGGTCTCGGCGCCGAGTTATTTTCCCATGGGACAAAATCTCGGCCTGATGGGCGAGGCGGGGCCGGAGGCGATCATGCCCCTGCAGCGCGGAGCCGATGGCCGGCTGGGCGTTGCCGCATCCGGTGGCGCGGCCCCGGTGAACGTCGTCTTCAACGTCACCGCTACCGATGCCGCATCGTTCCGCAAATCCGAGGCGCAGATCACCGGCATGCTGGCACGCGCCGTCTCGCGCGGCAGCCGAACTTTCTGAGGGGGCGAATGTCCGAACTTTCCAGTTTTCACGATGTGCGCTTTCCGCTTGCCGTTTCCTTCGGCGCGACCGGCGGGCCCGAGCGGCGCAACGAAATCATCTCGCTGACATCGGGGCGGGAAAAGCGCAATGCGCGGTTTTCCCAGTCGCGGCATGTCTATGATGCCGGCACCGGCGTGAGGTCGCTGGAAGACCTGCACGACGTGCTTGTCTTCTTCGAGGCGCGGCGGGGATCGTTGCACGCATTCCGCTTTCGCGACCCGTTCGACATGAAATCGTGCCGGCCTGAGGCTGAGCCTACGCCTGTGGATCAGTTGCTGGGGCATGGCGACGGGAACGCGAGTCGTTTCCAGCTCGTGAAACGCTACGGCACCGGACAGGATGCCTATGTGCGTTTGATCTCGAAGCCGGTGCTATCGTCATTGCACGTCGCTGTCGATGCGGCCGAATTGGCGGCTGACGCCTTCACCTTCGATGACGCTTCGGGCGAAATCGTTCTTGCGCAAGCTCCGGCTGAGGGGGCGGCCGTTACCGCCGGATATGAATTCGACGTGCCGGTGCGCTTCGACGCCGAGCGCATGTCGATGAGCCTGACGGCGTTCAAGGCGGGGCAGATTCCGTCGATCCCGCTGATCGAGGTGCAGCTTTGAGCGTCTATCCGCCCGATTTTGCCGAGCACCTGTCCCTTGAAATAACCACAGCGTGCCATTGCTGGCGGTTGACGCGCGTGGATGGGACCGTCAGCGGCTATACCGACCATGACCGGCCGCTGACCGTCGATGGCGCGCGCTTCGAGCCCGAAACCGGCTTTAGCGCCAGCGAGGCGCGGGACACGCTGGGCCTTGCCGTCGATACGGTGGATGTGGAAGGCGCGCTGTCTTCGGCGGATATCCGCGACGAGGACATTGCAGTTGGCCTCTATGATGGCGCGAAAGTGGAAACGCTGCTGGTGAACTGGCGAAAGCCGGAACAGTTCGCGCGGCTGCGCACCGCCACGATCGGCAAGATCACGCGCAGCGACAGCCGCTTCGTGGCCGAACTCGAGAGCCTCGTCCATGCGCTGGATCAGCCGAGCGGACGTTATGTCGCCCGCGCCTGCGATGCGGAACTGGGCGATGCGCGCTGCGGCTTCGCCCTGAACCGCTCCGGCTACTCGGCCACGGGGACCGTGCTGTCCAGCGAGGAAAGGGAGGTGATCGTAGCGGGCGGCCTCGATGCATTCGAGCCGGGCTGGTTCGCGCAAGGTTTGATCGCCTGGACCACTGGCGTGCGTATGGGGCGAAAGGACCGCATCGTGGAGCATCGCAAGGACATGCGCGGGATCGTGCTGACGCTTCGTTCCGTGTCCGGTCCGAAGCTGGAGGTGGGCGATGCGTTCACCATCACCGCCGGCTGCGACAAGAGCTTTGCCACATGCAAGGCGAAGTTTTCCAACCAGTTGAACTTTCGCGGCTTTCCGCATCTGCCGGGCAACGATGCCGCCTATGGCTATGTGGTGGAGGGTGGCCAGTTCGATGGTCGGCCGGTGGTGCCATGAGCCGGGGCGTCGCGGAAGAGATCGTGGCGGAGGCGATGTCGTGGCTCGGCACGCCCTACAGGCATCAGGGCGCGCGCAAGGGCGTGGGATGCGACTGCCTTGGCCTGGTGCTGGGCGTGTGGCGGGCGATCTACGGCCAGGCGCCGCAGATGCCGGGCGCCTACGCTCCCGATTGGGCCGAAGCCGGCGGCAGCGATCGCCTGCTTGAGGCGGCCCGGCGGCATTGCAGCGAAAAGCGCGACGGCCTGCTCGCTGCCGGCGACCTGGTCCTGTTTCGTTGGCGGCCGCACCTTCCGGCCAAACATGCCGCGATCATGGTGAAGCCCGAAACCTTCATCCATGCCTATCAGGGGCATTCGGTCATGATTTCGATGCTCGTGCCCCAATGGCGCAACCGCATCGCCGGCGTGTTCGCATTTCCTGAAAAATCCGCCTGACCTTCTGGAGATCTGGATGGCAACCATATTGCTGCAGGCTGCCGGCGCGATGCTGGGCGGCATGCTGGGACCGATCGGCAGCGCCATCGGCTCGGCGGCGGGTGCGCTGGCCGGCTACGCCATCGACAGGGCGCTCATCGACAGCACCCGCCACATCGAAGGTCCGCGCCTTGCCGGTGCTCGTCCGTTCACCGCGGAAGAAGGCGCTTCGCTTCCGAGGGTTTACGGCACCGCCCGGCTCGGCGGCACGCTGATCTGGGCCACCCGCTTCGAGGAAAGGAAGACGACCAAGCGGCAGGGCTCCAAGGGCGGTCCGCGCGTCACCGAATATACCTATTTCGCCAATGCCGCCTTTGCCCTTTGCGAGGGCGAGATCGCCGGTATCCGGCGCATCTGGGCCGATGGCCGTGAGATCGACCGCACCGGCTTCGAGATCAGGATTTATCGTGGCACGGAGAACCAGCCGGTCGATCCCCTGATCGCGGCGAAGCAAGGAAGCGGCAATGCGCCCGCCTATCGCGGCACCGCTTATGTCGTGTTCGACCGCTTTCCCCTTGCCGACTACGGCAACCGCATTCCGCAGTTCCAGTTCGAGATCCTGCGGCCGGTCGGCGACTTGACGAAGCAGGTTCGCGCCGTCTGTCTCATTCCCGGCGCGACCGAATACGGCCTGTCGCCGGGGCTGGTGAAACGCCAGAGCCGCCCGGGCGAGACGCAAGCCGAGAACCGCCATGTACTCCATGCCGGAACCGATATTGCCGCCTCGCTCGACGAGTTGCAGATACTATGCCCCAATCTGGAGCATGTCGCGATCGTGGCGACATGGTTTGGCGACGACCTGCGGGCCGGCAATTGCAGCATTCGGCCGGCGGTAACCACGCGAAGCGCCTCCGGTTTGTCGAGCGCGTGGGTATCTTCGGGCGCTACGCGCGAAACGGCGATGCTGATTTCCCGGTCGGGCGAGGGGCCGGCCTATGGCGGAACCCCGTCCGATGCCAGCATCATGGCGGCGATCCGCGAGATCAAGGCGCGCGGCCTGAAGGTGACGCTCTATCCCTTCATCATGATGGACGTTCCGGCAGGCAACGCGCTGCCCGATCCCTATGGCGGGGCGAGGCAGCCGTCCTATCCCTGGCGCGGCCGGATGACCGGCAACCCCGCGCCGTTGCGGCCGGGGACGGCCGACCGAACGGCTGCGGCGCGCGCGCAGGTGGCGGGTTTTTTGGGGAATGCGAGCCGCGCGCAGTTTTCGACGGCCTCCAAAACGATCCGGTTCAACGGATCGCCCAATGACTGGGGCTACCGTCGTTTCCTGCTGCATTTCGCGCATCTTGCAGCGGCGGCCGGCGGCGTC